GAACCGCAAGTTAAGCAAAGAAAAGGCCGTGGGCCGGATTGACCTCGCAGTTGCAGCCGTAATGGCCGCTGGCCTTGTCACAACCGCAGCCGTGACCGAAAAGTCATTTTGGGAAACCGCAGCATGAACAAAGCAAAACTGAAGGCGCTCGCAGCGCGGGCCGGTGGCCTGGTGCCCGATGCGCTGCTGGTCGGCGGTGCTGGAGCGGTTTCCTTCGGTGCAGGAATGGTGTATCTGCCTGCGGGGTGGATCGTGGGCGGGTTGTTTGCTCTGGCCGGTGGCTGGGTTACGGCGAAGGCGGGCAAGTAATGGGTTTCTTTGCCGCTGCCGTTGCGGAGCGTAAAGCGATGGACCCGCTGGCCCTTTTCGCGGAGATTGCCCGCGCAGGCCGAACGTCGAAGGCGGGCCAGGTCGTGAACTTGGAAACGGCGATTCGCGTTGCCGCGTTCTTTGCGTGCCTGAAAGTGTTATCGCAGGGCGTGGCCCAAGTGCCGTTCAAGCTGTTTCAGGAGGGCGAGTCAAACGGGCTGGCGATGATCAAGCCTGCGCGCGGCCACCGCCTGTATGACGTTGTTTCCACCATGCCGAACGACTGGCAAACGTCTTTCGAATTCCGTGAGCAGATGGTCATCCACGCGGCTATCGGCAATGCCTACGCCTGGAAAAACCGCACGATCAACGGCATCGTGGAATTGATCCTGCTGGACCCTGCCCGGATGGTTGTGGAGCAGCCCAACGAGTACGAGCCGCCCATTTACAAGTACACCGGCAAGGACGGCTTCACCTTGCCCATGCCCGCCGAAGAGATTTGGCACGTTCGCGGCCCGAGCTGGTCTGGCTTCCTTGGCTTCGATGTGATCGGCATTGCGCGCGATGTGCTGGGCCTGACCTTGGCGATTGAGGGCAGCGTTTCAGGATTGCACAAGAACGGCGCACAGCCGAGCGGCGTCTACACGGTGGATGCGGTGTTGGACGATCCCCAGCACAAGAAGCTGACGAAGTGGCTCAAAGAGAACGCGGCAGAGCCGGGCGCCCCATTGGTGCTGGATCGCGGCGCGAAGTGGTTGCAGCAGACCATGACGAGCATCGACGCGCAGACGCGCGAAATGCGCAACGCACAAATTGAAGAGGTCTGCCGGATCATGGGCGTGATGCCGATCATGGTGGGCTACTCGGACAAGGCATCGACCTACGCCAGCTCGGAACAAATGTTCCTGGCTCATGTCATCCACACGCTCAACCCCTGGTATGCGCGCATCGAGCAATCGGCTGATGTGAACCTGCTCACGAAGATGGAGCGGGCGCGCGGCTACTACTTCAAATTCAACGCCAACGGCCTGATGCGCGGCGCTGCGAAAGACCGCGCCGAGTATTACGGCAAGGCGCTTGGATCGGGTGGCGGGCAAGGCTGGATGACGGCTGACGAGGTTCGCCAGCTCGAAGAAATGAACCCGATGGGCGGCGATGCCGCAAAAATCCCGGCACCTTCGAATCAGAAGCCACCTGCGGACCCGCCAGCCGACCCGCTTCCCGCCTGAAAGGACAGGAAAAATGACCATCGAAAACAACCCGCTCAAGGCGCTTTCGAAGACGCCGAATGAGCTTGTGGTGGGCAACTACATGGTGCTGTTCGGAGGCCGTGATTTGGTGGGCGAATACTTCACCAAAAGCACGGTTTTTGACTCGAATTACACCGACATCGGCACTCTGTATGTCGATTTCGAACACGGCCTGGACCCGGATGGCTTGGGCATTGACGACAGCAACGTGCTGGGCGTAGTCGATTGGAAGTCAGCGAAAGTCGATGAAAAGGGCATTTTTGTCCAGCGAGTGCTGAATCGCCGCGCGAAATATGTCGATTTTCTGTCGGAACTGCTCGACGCGGGCGTGCTTGGCAACTCCAGTGAAGCGGTGCGCGGTAAGACGATCAAAAAGCCGAGCGGCGAAATCACCGCATGGCCGCTCAAGCGCGACACGCTGACGCTGACCCCGATGGAGCCGCGAATGATCGCAGGCAACGTGCTGGAGGCCGCGAAATCGCTCGCTGCCATGTTCCCGCACAGCAAAGCCCTGGCGACGTTGACCGGCGCTCCAGACCCCGAGCCTGCGCGGCTAAAAACCATTGAAGAAATCGGCGACTTGAACGGCGCCGAGCTGTACCTGCGTGAGGTAGGCGGCGTGTCCCGTTCTGAGGCGAAAGCCCTTGTGTCTCGCTTTTTCTCGATTGCCCGGCGTGAGGTTGGGCGAGCAAGCGAAAGCGCGGAATTGAAGGCAATCACCGCACTACTGGCTCAGCGCCAGGCACTTCTCACCGCCTGACGTACTCCGCGCCACCCCGCAACAGCCGCCCTTGAGGCGGCTTTTTCATTCCCGAAAGGAAATCGATATGAACGACGATCTGAAAACCATCGCGCAAACCCTGGAAGACCAGGGCAAGGCGCTCAAGGCCTTCCGCGAGGCCAACGACGAACTGCTGAAGGCCAAGGCTGACGGCAAGGCGTTCGGCGACCTGGAAGCCAAGGTCAAGACGCTGGGCGACGAGATGGACAAGCTCGATGACATCAAGACGGCCATCGAAGAACTGCAAAAGAAGGCGAACCGCCCGCAGAACGACTCCGAAGTCAAATCCGCCGCCGATCTGGCCGAGGAAGTGAAGTCCTTCAACATCATGCTGCGCGCGGACTTCCAGTCCAAGGGCAAGCCCGCTCCCGCCGAAGTGGACGCCAAGGCTTACACCGAGTACAAGAACGCCTTTTTCAAGGTCATGACCGGCACGCCCCTGGATAACCTGTCCAGCGACGAGCGCAAGGCCATGTCGGCGGGCTCGGACCCGGACGGCGGCTACCTGCTGCCGCCCTCGACCGTGGGCCGCACGGTCGCCAAACTGTACGAGCAGTCCACCATGCGCCAGCTGGCCACCGTGCAGACCATCAGCACCGACAAGCTCGAAGGCCTGGTGGACAACAACGAAGCCGACGCCGGCTGGGTTTCTGAGCTGGGCACCCGCTCGGACACGACCACCCCGCAGGTGGGCAAGTACGAAATCCAAGCGCACGAAATGTACGCCATGCCCAAGGCCAGCCAGAAGATCCTGGACGACGCCGCGGTCAACGTGGAATCGTGGCTTGCTGGCAAGGTGGCCGACAAGTTCGCGCGTGTCGAAGGCGCGGGCTTCACCACCGGCACGGGCGTGGGCCAGCCGCGCGGCCTGTTCAGCTACACCACGGCAGCCACGGGCGACGACTCGCGCAGCTGGGGCCAGTTCGAGCACGTTGTGACGGGTGCCAACGGCGCCTTCCACACCACCAAGGCCGACCCCCTGCAGGATCTGCTGGGCGCGTTCAAGGACCAGTACCTGCAGCGCGCCACCTGGCTGATGCGCCGCGAAGTGCGCACCGCCATCCGCAAGATGAAGGAAGCCACCAGCGACCGCTACCTGTGGGAGCCGTCCCTGCAGATGGGTCAGCCTGACCGCCTGCTGGGCTACCCGGCGCGCGTGGACCAGTACGTCCCCGCCATCGCAGCGAACTCGCTGTCTCTGGCGTTCGGTGACTTTGCCGAGGCTTACACCATCGTGGACCGCATGGGCATCCGCACGCTGCGCGACCCGTTCACCGCCAAGCCGTATGTCGTGTTCTACAGCACGAAGCGCACTGGCGGCGGCGCCGTCAACTTCGAGGCCGTCAAGTTCCTCAAGTTCGGCACCTGATCGGCTGGGCCGGCGCTAAGGCCGGCCCGTCCTTAACCTCAAACACCGAAAGGAAAATCATCATGGAAATGTTCAACAACATCAATCTCAAGCGCGTGCTATCACCCGTGTCCGTGGCAGACAACACCGCGCAAGTCGGCGAGGTCATCGACCACCAGGGCCTGCCCGTGGGCGGCGCGGTGTACGTCATCGCTACCGGCTCCATTGGCGATGCCGGCGCCGAGTTCACCACTCTGCTCGAAGAGTCTGACGCATCAGGCTCTGGCTTTGCTGCTGTGGCAGACGCCGACCTGCTGGGCACCGAGGCGCTGGCCAGCTTCATCCAGACGGATGACAACAAGTGCTTCAAGCTGGGCTACAAGGGCATCAAGCGTTACACGCGCCTGACCATCACCCCGACGAACAACGCCACGGCGGCGCTGATCGCTGCGGTCTGCATCACGCAGCCGCTGCTTGGCCCGACCAGCAACCCACCGGCCTGATACCAGGCCACTACGTGAAAAGCCCTCCCCGCGAGGGCTTTTTTCATAGGACACGCGCATGAAATTCAAAGTCATCACCGCAGTGGGCACTGAGCCCATCACCCGGGCCGAGGCAAAGCTGCACCTGGGCCTGGACGACATGGGTGGATCACACCCGGATGACGCCATCATTGACG